CAGTGTTCAATCCCATCTTGGGATTCTGCGGCGCAACCCGCAGATATCCGGCCGGCTTCATGAAGGCATTTTGGGTATTGGTCTGCGACAAGGGCCCCGAATTTAGCGGGTATACGATGTTCATCGTGGTCAGACCGACGCCGAACGGGAATTCCTTGCCGCCGATCTGCAGCCATTTGTCCGAGCCGGCGCCGCCGACGAATACCGTGGTCCACGGATTGAGCACGCCGGCTGTGCTCCAGTTCACGCCGCCGTCGAGCGTCGGATCGTTGCCGACATTGCCGTTGGCGAGCGAGGTGTAGATCGCGCCATCGGACGCGCCGACCGTGTTGCCGATCGCATAGGTGGTCGCGATATTGAACAGTGCCGGTGCGGCGGACGGAATGTTGTTCAGGTTGAGGTCGATCAGGCTCATGTAGGCGACCGACAGGTAGGTCACGACCTGATTCTTGAAGAACGTCACCGTCGCATCCCATGCCGTCGCGGTGGCCGGAACGTCGGAATTGCCGGACTGCAGCGACAGGTAGACCCGATTGGTGCCGTCGCCAGCCGCCGTATAGACCACCTCACCGGCGGAATAGGCCGTGGCAGCGACATAAAGCGGGATCGCGCGCGGGCCGAAATAGGGTTCCCAGACCGTGGTCAGCAGCGGATCGAAGCCGAGGTTGTTCGGGATGTTGGAGATCCACATGCTGCCGACCTGATCGGCGACGATCGATCCGACGAAATAGGTGGTGGTCGAGGACCACAGCGCCGGAGTCAGCAACATGGTGTTGCCATCGATCGCGCGCAGGATCTGGCGGCGGGTGGCGAAGGTCCAGAGCCGGCGCTGCAATTCGGCCTCGCGCAGCTTGCCGTAGGCGAAGGAGGTCTGGCGGGCGTTACGAGATGGCTCGGTGAATCCCAGCACGGGATCGATCATGTCGGCGCCACAAAGCTGCAGCGCCCTGTTCGCGATATCTACAGGAGTCCGGAATTCCGTCATGGCCGGAACGATGCGTTTCCCCCATCAGGGGAACAACGCACGATCTCAGCTTGGAACGCGGCAGATCGTGGCGAAGACGGCGGTGAATCCGGAAACTAGGAAATTGTACGAGCCGGGTGGCAGATCGATCACGGCATATCCGGTCACGACCGCGAATGCAGTGAACACTGGAATGAATGTAGAGCCGTCCGCGCCAAGTATCTGCAGACCCATGGTACCCGCACCGGTCGCATTAGCCGCGACCGCATACTTGCCGCCGCGCAGCGTGAAGGCCGCCGTGGTAGCGCCGATATTGGAAAATTTTACAACTTCGGTCGAGGTGCTACCCACGGCTATTCCTTATGGCGGAAGCTGGCCGCCGAGTTGTCGCATAATCTGCAGCAGCGCGCCCTGCACCAACGATACTGTCGTGAATTTGGCGCTATCGAAGCTCACCGTCAGATCGCCCGCCGCCGCCGCACCGTTGATGACGGCGTGGCGACAATCGCGATTGTCGGTCTTCGTTGCCGCGCCCTGATCGATTCCGACGTTGATGAACTTGTTTTGCGCCACCTCAGTTCACGTACTCCATCTTGCCGATCAGGATGCCGCCGGTGGTGATCGCAGTGGTGACCCTGACATAGATGTCGAAGAAGCCGCCGGGATCGGCCGAGAACTGGGTTGCGCCGAGCGTCACCAGGTTCTGCCACATCGGGATATCCATCATCGGCGCAGTGAACGTGCCCTGGAACGGATCGGTGACGGTCGTGATCAGAGGGAAGGTCGCGGAGGCGACGAACAGCGTCTTGGCCGCGCCGAACAGCTTGTTGTCGGCACCGGCAGTGATCAGCACAACCGGATTGGCCAGCGTGGCCAGCGACTGTTGGGTACCGTCCGATGTCGAATCCGAATAGGCGATATCGATATCGGCGGCACCAGCCGTCAGGATCGTGCTCCAGATCTTGAGATCCTTGACCTTGGCGTTACTGGGAAACCGCAGCAGCCGGTATCGCGAGTTGGTGTCGTCGGCCGAAACCGGGCTGACGGAACCATCGATCACCGTGATGAAGCCAGGGGCACCTTCGCCAATGGTCATCGGAATGACGGGGATCGCGTCGAGGTTGGTGATCGGCAGCGATTTTAGCAGGCTCGTACCCATTTTCTGTGCTCCTTAACCGGTGACGACGAAGCCAGCGGCGCTGACCTGCTGTGCATTTTCAAAGAAGCGCTCGAAAGCTTCCAGCGCTTTGATGATCTCGACCTTGGTCGGGATGTTGGCTCCCGCCGTATCGCCGACCCGAAGCTCAACGAAGGTCGTCGCACTCGAGGCGGCGCCGGTCGTGAAGTCCGAATACTTGCTGCCTTCGAGGCCGCGGGTGAGGCTTACGAAATGATCCGCCATCGGCCCCTCCTACGGCGTCACGTCGGCAGCGGCGGAGGTATCCGCGCAGAGCACCTGCAGCAGGCGTCCCGGTTCAAGCCGCGTCGCGCCCGACGACATCATGGTGTAAATCTGGTACGGCAGCCCGGTCAGATCCTTGCGCTGGCTGACGTCGCTCTGGGTGTCCTTCCAGATGCCGAGATAGAGCCCCGACTTCACATAGGCCATGTTCTGGCGGACGCTGGAGGTCGAGGTCAGCCGCTCCGAATACTTGATATCGAAGCCGAGGAAGCGCGATACCACACCGTCGGATAACACCGGCCGGTCGTTGAACTCGGTCGAGACCACCTGTACCTGATTGAGCAGATCGGATTCACCCTGTGAGTTCGTGATCCACGTCTTGGCTTCATCCTGCGGGACTTGCGCCTTACGCAGGATCCGCTTGGCCTCAATCATCTTCGCCACCGTCAAGCCAGATGCAGCGGCCGAGCCAAAGGTAGATGCAACTTGCCAGCTTGCAGTGACGAAGGTCTCGTTGGTGAAGGCGTTCGGGGTGTTGCCGTCGCCGAGCAGCGCGGTCGCGAACGCGGAGCCGATAATGCGATCGTCCCATTCGCGGGCGACAGCGGCAGCGGCCGCGGCGACTTCCTGCGAGGTCGGATCGATCGCGGTCTTCAGCTTGTCGAAGGTGTCGACCATCTGCTGGGCGTCTTTGTCCACCGGCAGCACCCAGCGCCTGGTGAAGTCGACGTCCTGGCGCGCGATCGGGGCGAAGCGACCCGCGGGCGTCTTCATCTGCACCGCGCCTGTGTACTGGATTGGTGAGGCCTGCTTGCCGACATGGTAACCTTCCATGACGGTGCCGCGCAGCATCGATTGCGTCTGCTGCAACTTGAGCACCAGCAGATCGGAAAATTCGGTCGTGAATAGTTTGGGCAGATTCTCGGACATGGCTATCCCGCAGGTTCGGATGAAGGGTGAACGTCGGCGGTCTTGCCCATGCGATCAGTCGCCGGGGACCATCAAACACTTCAGCCTTGTCCGTTGCGGGGGCCGTCTATTTTAACGTGGACCGAACTTGTCCCTTGCGGGGGATCGGTCTGCACGGGCGGGAACATGGCCCGCCCGTTTGGCCGGAACAACGCACGGTCATTTCTTCCGAACGTGCTTGGCCATCTTTCCCATGTTCGGATATTTCCGGTGCACCGCTGCCCTGACCTTGGTCTTTTCCTCCGGCGATCCGTGCTGCGAAACGCGGGCGAGTGCGTTCCTAGCATGCGATGCATCCTCAATCGGATAGCGTCCGCCCGGAAGTGCGAAGTCCTTGGCTGGGATATGCTTTCTAGCCGCCGCAGACAGTTTGGACATGCTCTATCCTTTCTTCTTGACGTGCTTGGCGAGTTTGCCGATCTTACGGCCGGTATCCGCCCTCATATAATCGTTGGCCACGTTCATCGGCATCGGCTTCTTGCCGTGCGCACGCAGTTTGGCGCGACCGGCCGCGGTACTGGACATCGCAGCAAATCCATGTTGAGCCTGAGATTCACTGGGCAAAGCATCCTCCTATCGGTTGCGCAGGTCGATCATCTGGTCCTTCAGCGCAGCCTTAGCGCGGCTGAATCGCTTCAGCGCCTCGGGGTCATTCATCTCGGTGTTCTGCAGGCCGCCCTTCATCGGGTGAGCGCAGTAGAAGCTTCCCGAGATCACGCAACCGTCCTTGTTGCAGCCGTCGCAGCATTCGTTAGCGCTGATGCCGGCGAACTGCGATGGCACCTTCGGCGCGGCGGACTCGATGCGCGCGCGCGGGAATGCTCTCTTCTTCCTGGCTTTCTTCACCGTCTTCTTCTTCGGGGCTTCGATCGGCGCGGTGGTGTCGGTCATGGCTTCGTTCATTACGAATCTCCTTCGATCATCTGGTTAAGGCGCTTCCATTCGGCTTTGGCTTCCTGATCGCCGTTATTGAGCCGTGCAACCCATGCCTTGTCGGCGAACAGTTCCTGCTTGCGGCTCATCGCACCCTCGCGGGTTGTGACGGCGCCGCTCGCCGAACCGACAGAGCCGCTCTCGACAAAGACATCTTCCTTCCGAGCATTGCCGATCTTGCGCAGTGCCTCCATCACCTTGGAATAGCCCATCTGGCTTTCGAACGCGGCCAGTCCTTCCGGATCCAGGCCGAGCCGGGAAGCACCCTCCTTCGCGGCCAGCAGGTTGAAGCGGTGGGTATTGGAGTCCTTTCCGCCCCAGTTTTTCTCCAGGGCAGCGCGCTCCTCGGCGAGTTTGCCGGCGCTGAGCGTGCTTTCGGTCCTGTCCTCGTTCTCCAGATACTTGACGACGGAGGCGACGATCGCACTGGCCTTGTCCTTTGGCACGAAGGCTGCAGCCAATCCGGCCCGCATCGCATCTGCGAACGCCGGTTCAAGATCGGCGCCGGCGAACTTCACGCTGGACAGATCGTATTCTTTGGCCTCCTTCGGCGCACCTAGTCGCTGCCAGAACGCAGCGATATCGGCCGGAGGGGAATCGGCCTTCAGCATTTTGAGGATCTGATCCGGCGGCGTGCCGATATGCTTCTCGGCGGCGCGGTACTGCTCGGTCAGTTTTGCGGCGAGCGCCTTCGGGCTCGACAGGTCATAGCCTTTGTTCTGCCAGAAACCGAGCGTCTCTGGCTCGATGCCTTCGTGCCAAGGCTTCGATGCAGCAGCCGCTGCTGCCGCGGCCGCCGCTGCGGCTGCGGCTGCTGCAGCATCGCCACCGGCAGCACCTCCAGCGGCGCCACCTGCGCCTCCTGCCTCGTCGAAGTGAAGCCGTGGTCGGCCGGTATGGTAATTAAGGTAGTTCATTGCCTTGTGCTCCTATAGCGGGCGGGTTGTATTTCTCGACCAGTTGCTCCGGGGTCAGATCAAGATAGTCACGTATCCGAAGGATCACTTCCCTTCGGCCTTCCAAAACGTAGGTCAAGTCTCGGCTGCCGGGGATGACGCAAGTTTCCTTCTCCCTGCAGAAAATTCCAAGATCGAGAAGGACCGCCGCGCCGCTGCCGGGATTATTGAACGCCAACTGGTAGGCACGCTTGACCGTGGTCTGGTATTCAATCGCCTCATCGCGCGTCATTTGCTCGCCAGATATTCAAGGGCTGCTCGGATCCTAATGGGATCTTCTTTGAAGAGCCCGATTGCGGTATTGCACGGACTACAAAGCAATGACCTCACTCTGTCGGTGTCGTGACAGTGATCGACGACAAGTTTTCGTTTCTGAGCACAAATAGCGCAGCGTCCATCCTGCTGAGCTAGCATTCCTTCGTATGCTTCTTGCGAAAGTCCATATTTTGACTTTCGCGATTGCATCCGTGCGCGCTGAGGGTTTGCTTGGTATCTCTCCTTGTTTTTCTTCAGCACTTCTTCACGCCGCCGATAATAACTTTCCTTTTGAAGGATTCTTATTTTGTCTCCATCAGCGCCTTTGCGCCTATCTCGTTTCTTTGCGTTGAGTTGGTCTTTCCTATTTTGGTCTGAAAGATAGACGCGCATGTATTCGCGCTGGCGTTGTCTGCATTCATCGCTGCCCTTGACGGCCATTACATACTGCCCTGCGGTTGCTCTAAGGCTCCCGTCTTACTGGCAACGGCTCTTGCTTTTATGATCGCAGCTTGGGCGGGAGCCGCGGCTATATCCTGCTGCTGTTTCTGCGCCTGTGCGCGAGCCTTGCGCTTCTGGGCGACCGCCTTGTCGTCCGACATCCACTCTTCAGGCACGTTGTTGATGTTGGCGATAGCGGGCACGGCGGTATCGAAGTCGATCCGGTCCAGCAGGCTCTGGTCCTGCGTGACGTTGACGAGCTCGCGGAGTTGCTCGACGGTGCGCAGGAAGCCGGCCGCCTTGCCGGCAGATGCGGCCAGCGACAACGGCGAGGTGTCGGTGACCTCGTAATAGCCGCGCGCCTCCTGCAGCGCGCCCGGCATCGGGTCCAGCATCCGCATCTCGGCCAGCAAATCCAGTTCGCGCTCGACCAGCCCGCCGACATATTCGGTGTGCTGCCGGCCGAGGGTCGGCGCCACCAGCATGCCCTTTTCGTTGACGAGTTCGATCACCTGCGTCGCCGTCATGTCGGGATGCTCGCTCAGCACCTTGAACAGCGACACCAGGAACACGTCGTCAATCAGGCCGCGTTCCTCCTGCATCATCTCCAGCGTGATCTTGATATCGCCGGTGGGCAGGGTGTGAACCAGCAGCTTGCCGTCGGCCGTGACCCCGCCGCGGTTCATCGCGCCGGGACGCAGGCTCATGCCGACCACGCCGTCGTCCGCCGTCAGCAGCACCGGATCGGCGGCACGATGGCCGGTCTTGAGGAAGATGGTCTTTTCCAGATTGAGGGTTTTCAGCGAAGGCAGCACCAGTTGCGCCGGGCCGCGGCCCTCGACCTCGCCTGGAGTCTGGTCATAGCGGGAGACCGCATAGGGGAAGGTGCGGAATCCGCCCTCCGGCGCCATCAGGCAGTTGCCCTCGATTGAGACATAATATGAGGTGAACGGCAGCGCGCGCTG